TGCTCTTCAGCGGCCCTACGTGGACAGTCATCAAGATAAAAGATATTCATGGTTGATAGTGTCCTAGTGTTTCATAAGTTGGTGTAAGTTGTACGCGGGTGACACGCACCGGAAGATAGGGGTACTCATTTATGTGGGATATGAGCGCCTGTTGAGCGGCGTCATTCGTTTCATAAGCATTACCGCACTCCCATTCATCTGTGCCAACATTAGTGTCAGGCTGATATTCTATCCTGTAGTAGTGCATTGGTATTTCATCTTCATCTATCATGCCGCATCTCCGTGATCTGTCCAATGATAGTCAGCGTTACTTATCTCATCAGCAATAAGATCATATATATAATTACTATTGACCCAACTAGTGATGTCAACTCCGCGTGTTTTAACTGATATAATTTCAACTAGATTCTCCTCATCACCATGTATAAGATACTCAATGGTTGCATAGATAGACATCCACTCGCAGTCTAACTCTGCATCCATCACTTGATAACCATACATACTAGCTGTACTCATTCCCACACCCTCCGTTGATAAACAATATATGATTCAATAATGCCATCAGCCGATAACTTTTTTGCATCATCTCTTGCCATCTTTTCAGTTTTATACAGGTCAATAGAACTATCTCCTGCGACAGTATCAAAGTATTCCAATACCCAAATAACCAGCGACTCATTATCCATCATCAATCTCCTTCAGTCCACTAGAAAAAATACCGTGTAATACAAAGTCCATTTCCGCAGGAGAAAGTTGGGGCATTGCTACCCCAAGATCCTTGCGTCCTTTCTGCCAATCATCAAGCTCCTCAAGGGATGTGGGTAACTCCACAACCTTTGGATGATCGTCAGTTAAACAACAGATGAATCTAGTATGCGACATCCTTTAAAGCCTCCGCGTCTTCTAAGTCTTTTAGTTTCTTACTAAGTTCAGAGATAGTATCTTCTTGATTAGAAATTTTAAGCTGAAGCTCATCCATATAATCAGTGACACACTTTTTATAAATTGTTGTAAACTCATCATGGCTTAAAGTATTCATTAAATAATCTGAAATATTTAGGCCATTCTCAAAACAATAATCAACAATTTCTTCAAGGGTATAATTATTATCTTCGGCGGCACTAATGACATCAGCAATATTATAAAAATTTATTTCTACTTCGTCACTAACGTCACTAACATCTACATCTACACTGACATAACCTGATATAAAAGGCATGAGAATATCTCCATAAGTTAATTAAATATTTACTGCACTTTGAAGAAAGTCATAATGTACTTTTGATACATGAAAACCATCTTCAAATTTCTTAGACTTGGTTGCTAAAAAACTGCACCAAGTATCCCATAAATTTTCTGTGCCGATGTCATGGCAGACCGACACATAATTAGAAATCTTCTTATCCTTCAATGCCTTAGACTTGATAGACTTAGAGAATGACAAGTCCTTTTTAGGAATATTGTACATCCGAATATTGTGTACGTCTATACACCCGACCAGCCCCGCAGTTAACTGACACATAAACCCAGCTTTAGCTAGACCAAGCCCGTCGATCTGTAAGAAAACATTCATCAAAGACAGCGCCCTATCATCATCAGACTTAAATGAGTTGAGCACTGCCAGATACTGCGAATAAATAAAATCTTTTTTCGGTTGTAGTGAATCAAAAGTCTTTATCTTGTTACCCCAAATAAATCTAGATTCACGCCCAAGTTTCTTTACATCTTTTAGCTGATCACCCACCGCATACCAAGGCTGTTGTATACTCAGCACCACCATCAGGATCACATCAGAAAGATTGTCACTAGATAATCTAGAGTAATCTTGCACAGCTTTTGCATGAATTTTATACATAATAAACTCCTTATAGATTCTATAAGCTACACAGATTTGAAACGTGGCATGTCATTATATTCTTTAACTTGTGCCTGTAGCTCTATGATTTCTAAGTCTAAATTCCATTCAATGTCCCAGTACCCCGCTTCTTGTAGTCTTGCTTTTAGTTTTATTAGTTGGTCAATATCTCGTCGTTCATTTACGTCTTCTAAATATTGGGTGCGGCGACAAATAATTCTTTCAATTAAACTACAATCCCAACTACTTTTATACTCGTGGTCTTCGTTGCCATAACGCAAACAAAACTCATGGTGATCTCTATCGCATTTTAATTTACAAGAATCTTCTACTACCCAAACATCACACTGCTCGCCGTCAATCTCCATAGAAAATAAATAGTTTTCTTCTGGGTGATTACATTCGTTTTTAAATAACATACAAACTCCTAAAATAAATAGAGTGCATAGCTACTGCACTTCTTTAGTTTACCATTCAAACCAATATAGATTGGCAATGAAGTACCCATTTCAATACGTCTTTCTCTTTCATTTTTAGCAACAATATATTCAAAACCATCTTCAGCTTTAAAGTCTTTTAGTCTTTTAACTTGTCGCCAAATAATCATGCCACCATTACTGTGATTCCGAGATGTTATATAATACATATTACTTTCCTCTATTGTTGGTTATCCATTCTTCAACGGTGTCACTAGATTTAGCGGCATCGTCCCAGAATTTATTTAATCTTTCTAAAGAAAACTTACTTTGTTCTTCATGTAAACAATCAAGAATAAAAGAACAGTAGTCTTCATCGTTCATTGCTGATCTGATTAGTCTTTGAACATTTAATACTTTTTCTTTTTCCTTTGGCACTAATAACTCCTTATAGATTCTATAAGAAAAAAGCCCCGAAGGGCTTTGATTAGTAATAACCTTCACGAACTTTGTGAAGGACATTGAAGATCTCTGATTCAGAAAAGTGTAACTCTTTTAACTCATGTGCTAGTCCACTGTAATCTGGATTAGATTTGAGATAAATATATAACTGAACCAGAGATTCAATATCAATACGTTCAGGCCGCGATGCGGAAGACATCAGAGTTACACACGTTGCGTACAATATCTTGGCGCTTGTGATTCACTGAGGCGATGTTAGCCTGAGTCTTTTGAGTAGCGGCTGGGGCATGAGTAGACCAATCCGTTAGCGTATTGTAGACAGCCCATTGATTCTTACCCATCTTATCTGAGTACTGATTCCAAGCATTCGCAAGGTAGGTCAGCGAACTATTGAGCCGTGGAAGCTGGTCAAAGACTGCTGACCAAGACACGCCACACTCAGCCACGATAGTGCGTACCAGATCCAGACACCCTGCGGCCTCTGCAAAAACAAACATGGCTTGCTTGGCTGTAACCTGAGTCCGATACATCTCAGCCCATAGCTCTTGCTCAGTCTGGAAAACCTCTAGAGATTTTGTGATAGACCTAGCCGCCGCCTGTATATCAAGGTTCTTGGTGTGCCGTGCCCTGAACAAAGCCGCCGCTCCACCAACAAATACTTGCCCGTTGAAGCAAGCGGATTGAAGAGCACCCGCAGACATAAGAAAAGAAAATGTACTGTTCAACGAGGTTACACCCAGCAGGGTCAGACAAGCCGTGTCACCGTCAGGCGTAGTGTAAGTATGTTCAGGTAAGCGATACTTTACAAACGTAGCCGCGCCGTGATAGGCAGTCTCAATACGCTCAGTTATACCACCAGTTTCCAAGTCACTACGCATGATGATATCACGCTGGGCCTGTATAAGTTCTTTGGGTGCAACAGGCTTGTAGCTTTGACCATGCACACCTAACTCTTGCATGGTATCTGTACGGACTACTGCAACCTTTGAGGAATGATGCCACTCGCCATCCTCATTGAAGTACATGAGAGGGACTGAAGCTACATCAAAGTCAGCATCACCATAACCCTCGTTAAAAACTGAAGGTGTGGGTCTTTGGAACATCGAAAGTACATTAGACATGACTGTCTCCTAGTTGGTTTTTACTACACGAAAAAGGCTTATAGATTCTATAAGCCACTTGAAATACTATATTAAAATAGAGGCCTTGTCTACAGCATCAAGGCAGTTTGTTAAATCATCATCAGTTAACCAGCCGATAACATCATCATTGGCATCAGGGAAAACATCTTTGGTTTTCCACTCATCAAATTTAGTCAGCACCGCAATTTCCCACTGGCCTTGCTCGCCCATATGCTTGCGATTGCCATAACTAAAATCAGTTTTAATTGCTGATACGACCAAGCCATTACTAAATTTGTATAGCTTTTGAATGCCACCAAGACTGTGTGGTTTTTTTGTCATAGTCCAAGACATAATCAATCCTCAAAGTTAAGTGGGCGTTCAGCATCAATGTCATCATACTGATAACTCTCATCTGCATCTAAAAGTATTTCTATTTCATTTTCCATTTTGAATCTCCTTATAGATTCTATAAGCTAATTAAGAATGGGTGTAACCATCTGTCTCAATAGCTAACCACATTCCATTCCAAGGTACTATGACTGCACCATCCATACAAAAACCAAGCTCTACTGTGCGTCGGAATTGCAGATAGCTTAAACCTGAACCACGATTCCAAACATTAAACAAGGCTTTTCTTTGTTTTTTTGTCAGTATCATTATTCTACTCCCGCTATTTTACCGTCACGCATGGTGACAGTTGCAAAAAATTCACGACCCTGACCAGTAATGTGGGGCCGATTAGCGCCGGTCAATTGCCCATTCCTAATATATTCTGGCCCAAACATACTAGTCTCAATATATTTTAAGGGCTGACCAACATTCTCTTTTAAATTTTTCTTGCTTGGATAATTAAATACAATCATCTTTGTTCTCCTAAATAATACAGACATAAAAAAAGGAGCCGAAGCCCCCACAAATTGCTTATAGATTCTATAACGCCAGAATAAGTCCAGCCATAACAGTTACAGTGTAACAGGCCGCTATAATAAGCAAGCGGTTTTCACGGTACTGCGCTTCTGCACGAGTCATAATTTTCTCCACAAAAAAGGGGCCGAAGCCCCTATAAATTTCTTATAGAATCTATAAGCCCAAAATACTTAAGAATGCCCACCGCTATCTAGATAAACAGGCGATCAACCCTGCTACCCTTCAACGTAGTTTTACAGGCTACCGGCTCCGCTTAATCCCATCAGGAGTTTACAGCAAGCATCACCCGACGATAGGCATACTTAAATATTTTTTACTTCTTATAGAATCTATAAGCCCTTACCATTCCATCAAAAACAATTCAATGTTGATATGCTCGGTCTTTACCTTCCGCACTCTGCTACCGGCGCGTTTAGATGGCGACATGATGACCGGCTTATGCGCGTCGAAACTTTTTACTGATAATTTACTATCAACATGGCGTTGATCTACCGGCGAGAGTGTAAGCTTGCGCGGCAAACTAGCATCAATATATTTCATGATAAATCCTTATAGATTCTATAGCTTTACCAGTAGACACCAAGCGATGTCTACCAGTAAAACCATATTAGCCCTTTTTGATTTCAGCGTAGGCGCGTAGCAGGATCTCAGCGAGCATGGCGTCTTGTTCGGGCGTGATCTTTTTGAGATCTTTTAGTACAAGTTTCGAGGCTTTCTGAAATGGCGTTTGTTTAGTCTTGCGTGTTTTTGCTAGGACTAGTTTGTTATCGTCGACAATAACCCCCGCGCCTCCCGTAACCTCATGAATTGTTTCTGATGCCGCATGAA